AAAAGTCGTAAAACTCTCCCAAATCCTTGACACTAGTTGTCCATTCATGAACGAACGTAGTGAAGACATAATCAACAGTGTTTACGGATCTTGCGACACGCAAGCTGTCCCTTCGGGGGGGCCCTTGTACCACGAGGGTACTCAGACCGACCAAAAGGCTGAGCTAAGCGTACAGCATGCTAACGGTACGGAGATGGATTCTCTATCGGCTAGCAAATCCGAACTATTTGGATCTAGGGTCATGATCCCAGGAGACACTGAACCTCCTGCCGGTGATAAGGCGTCACCGGAGTCGCGAGTTCAAGGGTTACTCCGTGGTCTAGTGCTTGTGCTTGCACACCACGATGCCCCGAAGAAGGTTTTGGATTCCTTCCGAACTCAGGTTACCGACTATCTTCTTGTTCCTGAAGAGTCGGTCTTCTTCAAAAGAGCGAAGTACCTTACTGTCGCTCCCATGGCTCAGTACCTTAAGTGTGAGAAACCTAAGGTTCCCGATCTGGATTTTGTTCCAACCGGGCAGTTTCGAAACTGGGCCAAGACGCGATTACGTGTATTCAATCGTCGGAACACCCATCTGTGGTATTCCTTTCTTCAAGCAAAGCGTAGCGCCTTGCCTCTCTCGCATGATTTGGTGTTAACCACATACCAAGAGCATCGGAAAGCAATGGAGCTTGAGGACCCCATTGACGACGAGACACACGATCGTGTCATGAAGGAGTTGGAACCAGTTCTCACTAGAATCCAACGATCTTTACGTCATGTGTATGACACAGACGTCCGCAGTGATTTGATCACGCGGCGGGAAGCGGAGCACGTTGCCTCAACAAGGGCGTGCTTCGAGAAGTCCCGTGCCAAAGGCGGCCAACTCGGTCACATTGCGAGTATGGTGCCCGCTCTCGAGCGTTGTAATCCGAAGAATCGGACCGCTGACCGTGAGCTTCCAGACCTAAAGAGAATGCAATTCTATCCTTGGGTTGTTATTGGCGGAACGACGTATACCAACGTCGTCCTCGAAGAGTACGAATACGTCAATGGCGAAGTCGCCTGGCGTGACGCCGTCCTTCGGGAGAGTGTCCGGTATGTTGGACGTGTGACTCTCAAGTGCACGATCCAGGCAGTCTTGGAACCCCTTAAAGTCCGTGTGATCTCTAAAGGGGAGGCGATCCCTTATTACATCAGTAAACGCTTGCAGCAAGCTATTCACGGTGTGATGAGGGAGATGCCATGTTTCAGACTGATTGGCCGACCTCTGTGTCCGACCGATCTGATTGATTTGAGTGAAAACCGATCAATCCTGGGCTCAGGTAATTACGAGTGGTTCTCGATTGATTACTCTGCTGCGACAGACCGACTAAGTGCTCGTCTGTCAGCTTCCATTCTGTCTCGTCTCATCGAGGGGCAGGATGATTCTCTTCAAGAGATATGGAAGTCTGTACTTGCTCCGCACTACTGCAAGTACCCGTTCCCTTTCAATGCCGAGGTCAAACCTGTGCGGCAGAAGAATGGGCAGCTAATGGGATCGATCCTTTCGTTTCCCGTCCTCTGTCTTGCGAATTTGGGCCTGTACCTGGCTAATATCGCTGAGGATTCTCGACCTTTGAGGGAGAAATTAGCTGGTGTTCTCGTCAACGGAGACGATATGCTTTATGTAGCGAAACATTCGATGTGGAAATCACATGTCGAACTTGGGAGTAGGGTCGGGCTCTCCATGAGTCCCGGTAAGGCCTATACCCATAGCACCTATGCCAACGCAAATAGTGCTTGTTTTCACTACGACCTGTACAACCGGCGTTCGACGCCTTGGTCCATTCCGTTTTTGAACAGTGGACTGTACTTCGGACAGAACAAGGTCCTAGGTCAGCAGGGTGATAACTACCTTGATGGCGAAGATGGAGAGCAATCTCTCTCATCGACTATCAACCGTCTTCTCCAGGGAACACTTCCGGGAAAACAGTGTGATGTGCTCAAAATGTATCTGGCAAGACATCGCCGTACAATTGAAGAAGAATGCAGGGGTCGAAACCTCTTCATCTCTCATAGCCTTGGTGGCATGGGAGTTGAGCAGCCAGTGGGCTGGAAGAACGACTTGAAGGTCGTCCAGCTGGTTGAAGCTCGTCGGAGATACGATGCTGATCCATACCTCCATCTTGGATGGGGTCCACTGCCGTCTGGTGAGGTCCCAGAGGCACCTGTGGAGTTGAGAGCTCCATGGCTCGTCCCTGAATGTCAGGACGAGGTCAAGCATCTACGTGGGTGGAAGGGTATCCCCCATGTTCTGAGCCGAAACGATGTCGGTCACCCGATACGTATCTGCAAGACACGACGCGAAATCGGTGGATTCCGTCGTCGTCCGATTCCCTGTCGCGACCCTGTGAAGAGATTCCAGCGCGATCAGATGTTCGAAATGGCAGAGCGGATCGATCAGGAGATCAATGAATACGTCGCTCAGACCCGTGATAACCTTGAGTGGTTACGGGGATTTGCTTGATGACTTCGACGTCGGGGACGACGTTAAACATCTCTGTGGTGGGTACACTTGCCTTCTCGGCATGTCAGAGACGGTCATCGAATGAGATCCTCACTTAGGTCTCCGCAAAGGAGGCGCTTTCATTGCAGATAAGCGAGCAATTGTGATGGATGTATCCGGCCTCAATAGCAAGGGGCTGGTGACCGAGAAACTGAGACCAACAGTATAACTGGTCATGGGGTTACCAACTTAACAGTCCAAAACGGTTTCACTACCTTGTGAGTAAAATGCCGTACTAAGGAACCTTCGAACAGGATGTTGAAGGCCTCGAACATGCTAGAGTAGAGGATCGCTACCCTGTTGGTTCCGGAATTTGTCGAGAGACTGCACGGATTGAGGTTGCTGCTTGCAGCGCCTGGTTGGTGATGAACAGTCCGGTCATCTGCATGGCTGGATCCCATACATATGCAGAACGTATCACGCAAACGCAAAGCGCCCGAGGACGGCGCTAAGGCAAACAAGAAGTCCAAGGGGAATCAGGGGGGGCCTAACCCACCCGCTCAGAAGCCCCGACGTCCGAGACAGCAATCTGCCGCCGCTGCCTATGCTACCCAACAGGTGGGCAAAGGTGCGCAGGTGCAACAGTCGAAGGATTCCATCCGTGTTCGACACAGGGAATTCATCGGCAATGTGACAGGTTCGGTCAACTTCACCGTTGCATTGACTTTCGCAGTCAACCCAGGAATTGCCTCCAGTTTTCCATGGTTGTCTGGGATCGCCCAGAATTGGGAGACGTATCGCTTCAGAAGCTTGCGTCTTTGTTCCTACACCCGGACAGGTTCCAATGTCCCTGGGTCAATTCTGTTGGCACACGATCCGGATTCCTCCGATGATCCTCCTTCTTCGGAACAGGTCATGTCGACGTACGAGTCGCTCGTCGAAGACGCACCCTGGAAAGACATGTGTCTCAATGTCGCCAAGGTTGGTCTGAAGGATATCGGTCCCCGAAAGTTCATCCGAACTGCAGCGCTTGCTGCGAATCAAGACATCAAATTGTACGACTCTGGCAACCTCTTTGTCGCTACAGTTGATGGGACCGCTGTTGCCTGGTCCAAGTTGTGGGTTGAGTATGACGTGGAACTGTACACTCCTCAACTCCCGCCAGCTGGTTTCGTTGCTTCGGGCACGATCACCAATGCTGGTGGAGTCGGCTGTGCCGCTGCGACTCCACTTGGGACGTCACGAACGATTCTTGGAAACTTGATTTCGTCCGCGACATCGGCTGGTCTCGTATCCTTCCAGAACCTTACGGTTGGAGGCGAGTACCAAGTCACCTTCATGGCAGCAGGCTATGCGGCGTTCACTCCCGCAGCCTTCAGTGCGGCCACTGGCTTGACGCTCAAGAACAGCTTTGTCACTGTTGCAGGTGTCGGTGGTGCTGCAGGTTCTATGGTTGCAACCTACACGGCGACAGCGTCTGTGGGATCCTTGCAGCTGAACACTACTGCTCTGACCACCCCGGCCAATGTGATGTACACCATTGTGCCGATTGCGCCCTCGGCGCTCTAAGTCCGGTGCCCCGGCAGCGTCAGCTCGCGCAAACAGCTGGGCCCAGTCCTGGGTCGGATAGTAAGGAACACCATCCAAAGTCTCCTGAGAGGGAGAAATGGCCCGTGTGTCAGGGAATGACACTGGGGTATCACTGTAGGGCAAATGGCCAGTAATGGTAACACTAGACCCCCTACCCGGAAGACGTCGAGTACGAACGTTGAGGCAATAACCCTCCGGACAAAGTGAAACAAACTTCGAAACCACTGTTCCTGTGGCGGAGTTCCAAATTGTGTGATTGGAAGTTGTAATGACTGTAAAGGCCTAAGGAAAGCCACAATCATCACAGTCCCAGAATTCGGTTGTGTCGACGCGGTGTCGAATTGTCAGCAACTGAGCAAAAGAACCAAATTATGGGTGACGGCGGGATGACAACCGTCGGGGTCGCGAGACCTGGTCCACCATGGATCCAGGGTCACGTGAGTCCGCTCCGAAAGAGCGGC